GTTGCTTGCCAATAGGAATGGGGAGAAAAACAAACAAAAGAACAACAAAGGCAAGTATTGTAAGAATAACTTTACAAATACGTTTTGTCATGGTGTCCTTGTGGGTTCCTTGGAAATAAAATTCACGCTCAAATTTTTCCAGAATGTTTTTGCCGTGGTGTCCTTGCGGATTTCATCACCTACGCCCGAAAAGTACGCTGTAAACGTCAACGGCGTGGCGTCAATATCCGGCACAACAACCTCATGGAATTCAACCGGCTCTGTGAGTTTTTCCCACAGCGCGGCATACTCAGTAGTATCGTTTGTGCGTCCAAATTGCAGCGAGTAATTGAAATACACGCCGATCAACTCACGGTGCAAAATGCCGTCCTCTGTGCGTTCGGCAAATTTATCAAGAAATTCGGCAGTTCTTTTTATGCCGACTACAGGAATATCAAACGTGGTGCCGTCAATCACAATGCTCATTGGCTGCTTGCTCCACTTTGGATGAACGAGGGTCCAACGCGCTGGTTTTCTTGGTCAATGTGCGGTTTCAAAGCGCGCACCAACTCGCCCATGGTTCCGCCAAACGTGATGTTGATATTTTGATTGCCGCCATTGCCGCCCATTTCTTCACGGAAAATTTGCCGGATCAATCCTTCAGGCGCTTCAAGGTTTCGCCCGCTTTTTTGATCTCCGAGGATTGCCGCAAACTCTGCATTGGGCGGAATCACCGCGCCGGTTGCCAGCCGTGGGATCTGTGGCGTGGAAACACCTGGCTTAGCCTGAAAGCCAGGTACAAGCCCGCCGATGGAATTGAAGCTACCAATCAAGCCGTTGATACCATTGACCACGTTTGCAATCATGCCGTTGATGTAACCAATGATGTTATTGATTGCGCCTTGAATAAAGTTTTGAATACCCGTGAAGATTGATTCAAACTTGACTTTGATAGCATCCAAGGCGGTGAAGAAACTTGTTTTGATTGTTTCAGCCATTTGGGTAATGTAAAAGCCAATGATGAAGCTAAGCTGTTGCACGGTAGTTGATAATTGTTCCCAATGGGCAATAACATAAATGATTACGCCAATCAATAAAGCGAATACAGCCAGCCAAGCAAAAACCGCGCCCACTGCAATAACAACAGTTCCACCAAAAGCGGCAATGACACTGGTTAAGGTAGTTGCAATTGTTGTTGCTAAAGCTGATAGGTTTCCAAAGATTGCAAGTGCCGCGCCTAAAGCTAAAACAATTTCAATAAATGTACGGAATTTTTCAGGGTTCTCTTTTATCCATGCGGCAAGGTCATTCAGCCTGTCAGTCAACCAGCCGAGAATTTCAATGATTGCCCCGCCTGTCCATTCGGCAATTGGTTTCAAAAAGCCTTCATAGAATTCAAGCCACAACGGACCCAGCGCGATCAACACTTCATTCAACACGCCCAGCGCGGATGACAGCAAATCCAAAAATGCCGGCAGTAGGTCAGATACTACCCAAGTACCCAATGGTACAAGGATGTTATCCCATGCCCATTTCAAGCCTTCCCAAATGGTCTGCCCAAGCGGTACAAGGGCGTCATACAAACGCCCGAGGGCTTCGGTCAATGGGCGGAAAAACTCAGCGGCTTTGGCTTTGAATTCTTCCAACTTGGCAAGCACTTCAGGCGAGATAGGATCAACAGCGGGCAACGCCATACCACCACCCGCACCACCACCGCCCGCATCCTCATTATCCTTTGGGGTAGATAAAACATTGATTTGGTCAAATGCCGCTAATGCGCCCGCCGCTTCTTTCGCGGCTTTTTTGGTTGCCTTGCCCGCGCCACTGGCAGCACTTGCCACGCCGCCGAATCCAGCTTTCACACCAAACAACGCGCCGATGATTTGCGTCACAATGTTGAATAACTGTGTAAGCCATTGCACAAAGGTTATGACGTAGGGAATGAGCGGGGCAAGCGCGGTCAAAATCAAATTGACAAACGCGCCTTTGAGTGCATCAAATGCCGTGGATAGGGATTTCACACTTGCGCCGATTGAAGATCCCATGAGATCGAATTGCCCAATCAATGACCGAATGCCATTGATAATGGAACCGCCGATAAACGCCGCCGCCATTGCCTTGGCAACCATCATCACGGATGACAAAACACCCTTCAGGGAGGATGTCATTGATTTTGCACCCTTGTTCACTCCAGAGGTGTCAACTTTTGTATTGATATTTATGGAGCCGTCATACTGCATTGCGTTTTTCCTTTAGCTCACGAACCTTGCTTAAGAATTCGTTTTCGGCTTCTTTTTCGTCCAATGACCGTTCATCAACATCGGGCAGATCGATCATTTCGCCCATGTCATGCGCAGCGGCTTTTTCTTCCTTGCTTGCCTTACCAGTTTTCAGCCGTTTGCGGAGCGCGGTTAGTTGGCAAAATGTGGTGTCCTGTCCCAAGTCCATGAACAGTGCCAGGAACGTCCACCAATGAAGTTTTGCGGTACTCAGGTCAATGCCGTGAGTTTGCCGAAATGCCGCATAAATAAAGTTTCCGTCTTTCGCAAACGAGTACACGCGGACAGGGCTTACTTCGTTTTCATCCGGTGTATTTTCTTTGCCGCCATTCAAAAACCAGTTGGCACGCTCAAGTGCGGCGGTCAAATCGTTAGGCACTACTGAGTAGAGGTTGCCAAGCAGTACAAGTTGCTTTTCCTGTGGCGTGAGTTCGTTATCCTCAAACGCCATGATGATTTTTAGACACGCCCGAAAGTCTGTGTTAAGTTGGTACTCAGTATCGTTTATTGTGATTGATTCAGGCGGCGCATCAACGAGGATGTTCATTTTCTCTTGGGACGTGCATTGGTGTACTTTGCAACTTTTTCGGCTCGGGCTTTTTGCATATACGGGCGGATGCCCTCAAAGAATTGCACAATGGCATCAATGTTCAGCGAGTCACCAAAAACGATTTGTGATGTGCCGACGCCGATCAATTCATCAATCTGTGCATGGGCGTACTGGCAAACTTCTTTGAGTAGATCAATGCGCTCGCCAGTGTTCAGCGGAATATCGTTGTCATCGGTTGCCGTTTTAGATTCCACTGCATTAGCTTTACTTTGATACTCAGTAAATTGATGCTGAAAGTTGCCAAGCATCTTGTAAAACTTCTCGGCAAAAATCGCATCATTGGGACGTAGCACAATCACGCGGTTGGGATCGTCATTGATTGCGAGCCGGATTTCACCGGTATTGATTTGGAGAGATTGCATAAAACCTCATGCCCGTACCATTTCTGATACGGGCGTTTGTGATTAGGCGAAGGAATTACCAGACACGTCATACAATCCGGTTGTGGCATCGCCACGGAAATGGATTGTGAATGAGTGCTGCAAGGTTGTTGCCGCATCACCGCCAAAGGATTCAATGGCAATGCTCACGGGTTGCAACTCTGCGGGGTATTGATCGGTACTCACAGGGGTTTCGTACTTGTACACCATGAGAATATCGGTTTCAGCAGCGGTGCCAACGGCACGAGTGCGGCGGAGATTGTCGATAAACTCAAAAACGGCTTCTTCGTTGATCGCCTTGCCCTCGATCTGAATGGTCGGAGCGTAGTTTTCAACGGTTGCCGTCTTGCCGTCCTCATCAATGTACGCTTCGGTTGTCACTTCGGGGTTGTAGTTAATCATCCCCGTTGTGAAGCCAGTACCCACCAATGACCACGTGGGGGTGCTTGCCGGTGTGGTGTCAATGAAGAGGGCAAACTTACTTCTTTTGATTTTTGTTTCTGCCATGATTATGTTCTCCTGTTGCTAGGGTGCAACTTCGCTATACGTTAATTTGCATTGAATTTGGTACACACTCGTACCCGATTCGCTTTCATCAAATGGGTAGCCCCATCCGAGGGCTTCAATTTTTTCAGCGGTCTTGCCAGTGCCCAAACTCGGCAGCGTGCCCGCTTCAGATTGCGTGTCAAGCCAATGGGCAAACGCTTCAAAGAATCCGAGATTTTCCAACCGTATCGCGTCATCGGCATTAGATACCGCCGCTTCAAACGCAAACGGGAATTCTCGGAGTGTTGATCTGTCAAGATACGTTTCCACGATCCGCGCGCCAGGCAGTGGAGCAATGGCATACTGAGTAGGTTCTTTGCCCAGATAATCAACCCACACCGGCGCGTTGGCTTCAAGTTCTGTGTATGTCTTGATGTAGGTTTGCACAGCGCTAATAATGCTCATTTGCCTGCCAGTTTCTTTGCGCCGCTGATAATGGAATCACCGCGTACGGCTTTCATGCGCTCGAACCAAAACCGCCCGCGCAAGGGTCCAGCTTGTTGCGTACCTGGGCGTCTGCCCTTGTAGTATTGCCGTTTGGCATACGGTGCAATCCATGAGACTGTACCGCTGCCAATGTCAGTGCCCAGAATGCCTGATTTGATAAGCATTGACGTGAGCAAGGGCGTGAATGGTTCAGATTGCCGCAATACCTCGGAGTCAATAAACTTTTGCACTCGGCTATATTTCTGTGTCTGCTTTGTGCCAAAGTTCGGATTGAATTTCAGTTCGGCTTTGCCGTTGGGTCCAACAAATACAGCGCCGCGCGGGGTTTCAATCTTGATGTGCTTCATTTGCAGCCAACCTGCCAGTGTTGGACGTTTGCACTGCCTTGATCCATGGCGTCAACGGATGTGATGGTTACAACATCCTCATATTCAGCTCGTAAGCTGGTTAGGGTGTACTCAGTAGTGATCTCGTCTGTTGCCAAACCACGTACGATGACATCACCCTCTTGCAACGTCCATTTACCGGATCTCGCCGCCTGCCATGCTTTGGGCTTTAGATATGCCGCGCCGCGCGCCATGGGGATGAACACGGTTGCCACGTTAGATGCCAGTACGCCGGTTGATCTACCACTCACTGCCTTGGTCGCTTGCCACACAACATCACGAATAACGGTGCGTTGATACTTTTCCAACCGGCTTTCAAAGTACCGGTTGTAAATGGTGATGTGCCCGTTAGGAATCATCAGTCAAGCCGCCATACTCGCCAGTGTTGAAGCCGCCAAACATCAGGAATGTGTTTTCAAGCCACAAACGCGCGGCGGTTTCGATCTTGGATTGATTGGACTTGCTACGGTTTGAATTTGCCCCATAGGATACTGAGTACTGCCCTTGGCTTTCGCTGGTTACACCATCCACATTTGCGGCGGATTCTTGCCGCTGGATTTCCTCGGCAATCTCACAGGTTGCGTTTTTGATTGCGGTTACATTGTCGGTTTCAGTATTCGCGGTGATGATTGCAGCGGCGCGGTTGAACGTCACGCGGTCAATTTGTGCGGAGGCTCGGAGTGCCAAGCGTGGGAAATCAGCCTCGGCAATGGCGGTGCCGAGAAAAGTACTTGTGTAGTAGGAGTATGTCGCGTATGCCATTTGCCGAGGCTTCTTTCGTTACTTGGGCTTGCGGGCGGGCTTTTCAGCCGGTTCAGGGGTTTCAACGGCTTCAGGATCAACCGGCGCGGGCGGTTCAGGGGGTGCAACCGGTGCGGGCTTCTCATCAACTACTGAGTACCCTGCTTGCTTGTAAAAACCAACATCACTTGCAGGGACTTCGATGGTGATTCCAGCGATTTTCATCTTAACCATATTGTCACCTTACGCCGAAGCGACGCCTTCCACATAGTACAGATAACCGGTAAGTTTTCCAGCGGTCAGAATGGACGTGCCCACGGTGCATGTGATCTCGCGTGCGGCGGTTGCCTTGACGCTGGTTGATTCAGGCGTGTTGGCTTTTGGTACGATTGCCTTGCGCCCAATGGATGAATACGGCGCTCCACTTACAGCGGCGGCTGAAATGATGTCATTTGCCGCTTGCACATGGATTGCAATTGTGGCGTTGTTGGTGTTCTGTGAAGTGAACAGAGTATTCACGTCCACAAACCCACCCACCACAATGGCATGGATTGGGATAGTTACACCCACACCATGCGCGGCAACAGTGGTATTTGACACACCGGCACTGTCCAAGCCTGCGGTGTCGAATTCAAACCGCGCCACGCGCAAAGCACCAAGACCGGCGGAGCCACTGAACAACGGTGCAAGCAACGTGAAGTTGTCAGCAATATCTTTCAACCAACCGG